ACTCTCTTCCTCGCCTGATGGAAGCAGAGATCAATGTCGATTGCATTTACTTCGATGAAGCGCATAACTCTGTCCAGCGTAATTTCTTCCCTGCCACGGAGCATTTCTCTTCTACTGCTACTCGCTGCTATTTCTTCACTGCTACTCCTAAGCATTCTCTCACTGTTTCCAAGCCTGGGATGAATGATCCTGAGGTTTATGGTAAGGTAATCTGCAACGTTCCTGCTCCTAAGTTGGTTGAGGAAGGTTATATCCTTCCCCCTAAGGTTGTTGTCAAGCAACTGGACATGGTTCAGGATAAGCAGATGATTGCTGATCGTGATTCTCAGAACCTGCTTGATACCATTGATGACAATTCTCTTGGTAAGATTCTGATTGCCGCACGTTCTACCAAGCAGATCATCAAACTGCTGGCAGAATCTGACTTCCGTAAGGAACTGGCAGAGCGTGGTTACTCCTGCATGTATATCACCAGCAAGACGGGTGCCATCATTGATGATCAGAAGGTGGATCGTGAGACCTTCTTTGACACTCTGAATGCTTGGGGCAAGGATCCTAGCAAGAAGTTCGTGGTTCTGCACCACTCCATCCTGTCCGAGGGCATCAACGTCAGCGGTCTGGAAGCGGTACTGTTCATGCGGAACATGGACTACATCGGAATCTCCCAGTCCATCGGGCGTGTGATCCGTCTGGGTGGCGCTCAGAAGACCTTTGGACTGGTCTGCGTGCCTGTCTACGATAAAGTGGGCATCAGCACCGCCAAGAGCGTCCAAGCGGTCGTTGACACCGTGTTCAACCAGGGTATGCCTGCCGTATCGGTGGTCCGCCGCTGATACTGGCACACTCTGCCCCCACACCACCTTAACTCTGCTATAATACATAGGTAATCAAAGGAACACCACCATGAAGTGCAAAGTCAAACTGTATGTTGCTGGCACCGTGTTTGAAGAAACCGTTCATGCCCGTGACTATCAAGAGGCAAAGGAAGTTGCTCTGGCACGCAATCCTAATGCCAAGGTGATCAGTGTCAATGCTTCTTTCTTCTAATGGCATTTCAAAAACCTTTTATCAATCGTCCTGGTGTACTAGATGACAAAGCAGGAGACCCAGAAGGTTATGTAACAAATGATGGCATGTGGGCTGCGATTCCTATTATAGGACACAAATCATTTGCCATCATTCACAATGGTTCTTTTGTCTATGAGGCACGGAACTATACTGCTGCCAGATCCTACATTTCCAAAGAAATCAAAAAATCCAAGAAAAAGTAGGGTAAATAGTAACAACAGGAGACAATTATGAACGAAAAACACGAAAAACGTAGAGATGCACTTGGTTTGTTTTACGAAAGCGTATTGAAACCAGATTCAGAACTGCGTCAGTGTGCTCACAATCAAGAGTGTTTTCATGAGTTGATGGAGTGGAGGGACGAAATCATCCGTTATTTGGATGAGAGGAGAGTTCAGGAGTTCCACTGATGGATCCTCAATACATATTTTTTCTACTCTTTGCAGTAGCAGCATATTTCATCGTTACAGATGAGAGTGTTGCTGCTGCTTTTTATTATGTAATTGGTATCATAACAAACTATATTAGGGGAAGAGTATGGTTAGTTACAAACGACCCACGTAATCCTGTGGTAAAATACTTAGTATATCGTCGTTCCCTCAAAATGGCAAAAGAATTAAGAGCAAAGATTGATAAGTATTATGAAGAAAATAAATAAAACATAACACTAAAAAGATATGCTATCTACTCAGTATCGTCTTCGTCTTGAAGCAATTTGTAATAAAATTGTTTCAGGTGAGGCTGTTGGGTTGGAAGAAATGATATGGGCAGAGAAACTGTCTAAGGCAAATACTTCCGCCAGAGAAATGCTTAAGAAGGCAAGACACCGTGCTGCTAATCCCGATATGCAGGAAGGTGGTTTAGATGATTTTATGAATAAGATGGGTTTGGGTGATCCAGATCCATCAAATCATCGCACTAGATTTGGTAGTGCTGATGAGATTGTAGATTGGTTCAACCAAGATAAACCAGATGATTGGAGGCAACGTGACTGAAACAGCAGTAATCTATTCGAACGGAAGTCAAGAGTGTGAGCGTATTGGTATGCTCCTGAAAGCACTGGGTGGTGAGTTTCATGAGTATTTCCTAGGCGAACACTTCGACCAGAAGGCATTTTACAAAGAGTTTGGTGAAGAGGCAACCTACCCCCAGGTCGCATATGGAGCACAACATATAGGGAGTATGAAGGAGACCCTACACTACCTATGTGCTCAGGGTATCATATGAACTTCGAACTTACGCTAGACGACTATACTTTGATATTAAATGCCCTTCACTACTACAAGAAGGTAGAGAAGGTCGGATCCTTCCAAAAATACGACGAAAAGGCAATTAATAATTTAAGGGATAAGATGTCCAAGCAACTTATACCCAGTGAGTTTAGTTTTGATGAGTATAACTCCATCCTAAACAAATGACCTACGAAGACTTCATCAATAAGGGCACCGATCATTATATGGATATGGTGCGTCTTATAGATATTAAGATGAAGTACCGTATGGAACTTACAACAGAAGAGAAGAAGATAAACGAACACATTCTTGAGTTTCAGCAACAGGTAAAACTGAATGAGTTGAGAGACCGTTTTGAAAAATGTTTGGAAGTCGATGAATGAAACAAGCACTAATTCTATCACTCTGTTTCTTACCACTTGCAGTCATTTGGTTGGTAATGAAACTGGCACTGTGGTTTTCTGCCATAGGTGAGGAACGGAAACATGTCAGAGAAGAATCCAGAAAACCACACACATATATGGCAAACGTATATGCAGACGTTGATGAAGAGGACGAGGAATATGGAAGTAAAACAGATTATAGATGATGCTCTCTTGGAGTATTATTCTGAGAAAGGTTTAAAAGTCCCGCAGTGGCGGATGAGACGTGACCCTGAGTGGTGGACACAATACTTAATAGACCTAGGGCTTGACCCCAACAACCCATAGTGCTATAATACACTCAAATACGGCATTATTATGGACTATCGCCCATATTCTCCAGAGTGGCACAGGAGACGCTACCTAAAAGAGGCACTGGATAAGTATTTTGACGACTATGTAGACACTGATGTCATCCGTGAGGATTTGCTCAGTATTCTATCTGAGCGGTCTGATAAAGCATACGAAGAGTTTATGCGTATCAACCAACTGGAGAAAGCACTACAATGAAAGAACTTCTAACACACTATCAGTGGAAGTTAGTTTTTACCGCCGTCAGAAAGTATCAACAAAACTATCCTCAGTCAGTTCCTTGCTATAAAGGGATGTATGAGGACTTGAGTTACATTCTTGACGTTCTCCAACCTATCGCATACTCTGAGACTTACCTGGAAGATGAAGGAGTTTGATTATGCCCTGGACTATAAAGTTCTGGACTTCACAGATCCAGAGACTCGCCAACTTTATCGTATTGGAAGGGGAGAGCAAGGAGTGCTATTGGTACGCCCTTACACTAACGACATTTGCGCTCATTGGAAGTTTGTAGATGTACCAGCTGCTACTCAATCTTCTGCTAAGATATACGAAATGTTCCTGGATTACAAACGGAAAAAGGATTTCATTGGAATGGATATGGCGCGGAAGTTCCTTGAAATGGGTTTCACTCGCGCCCGCAGGTATGCGAATCATAGTAGCGGGAAAAAATACGATTCGGGTAGAAAAGTCAGACCTCAAGAATCTGATTGGAGAACTTCAGAAAAAGCAAAAGCGGCACAAGTCTTCAAACTAGTAAGAGATAAGGCAGCATATGATCCTACATATCAAAATATGCGTAAACAATGGAGGGCATCCGAATGAACCCAGACGACATAACACTTGATACAACATTCAGAATGTTTGAGTATGAAAAACTATCAAGAGAAATAGAAACGTGCGAAGACATTGAAGAATTAAAGAAGATGTGTCGGTGCTTTGTTAAATTACATTTGAAGCATCAAGAGGTTGCATCACGGATGGGTATTCCAAAATGATAGAACTTACTTTAGCATCCTTACTCAGCACAATGTCAGTGGATTTTTGTGCTAATATGGAGAAGGAAAATGATGTTGTCAAATCAACTTTACTTGCCTATAGTAAGGCAAATCAAAAGTATGGTACTGACAATGTGATTAGGGTTGTCGCTGAGGCAAATCCAATTGAACTCCGAGCACTTGCACTCTCAAACGTAGTTACCAAATGCCCAAACAAACTGTAAATAAAAAACCAGCAGCACCAAAGCGCACCACTAAACCAAAGGCAAAGGCAAAGACTACCACTAAACCAAAACCCAGGACAAAAGCAAAACCCAAACCTAAGGTTGTTGCTTATACTCCTGCCGAACTTGAGGTAGAATATCCTTATGATATGTTCCCCTGGAAACTTATCCACAATGAGAGAGGGGAGAAGCGTAGTTGCTACTTCCAGTGTGAGGAGCATCGCAAGAAGCACATCGCACGATACAAAATGACAAAGAAAGACATTATTTTTATGGGGTATAAGTATGATTGACAATCCTATTTCGTATGTAAAGAACACACGACAAACTTATAGTCTTCAGTATAGGACTGTATTGACTGAAGTTCAGGTACAGTTTGGCAATGAGAATCCTGCCTGGATTCCCTATGAAACCCTTGTAGAGATGGAGAGAGTTTGTAATGAGTGAAGACCGTAAGTATTCCCGATATCGTATTGACGAACTGGCAAAGGAGTTGGGTGGTAAATGGTATCACAAGGTCATTACAAATGGTCGTCAGGAGCACAAGCAGATTGTGATTGAGTATGATCATAAAAAAACTACCTGATAATGTGATGATTGTGCTGACGCTGGGCTTGCTAATGCTCTGTGTCGGTGCTATAATCATCGGAGGTTACATCCACGGCGACATGCACTTCGCCAAAGTATTGGAGCACCTTAAAAAATGAGTATTCCCAATTTTAAAAACGAAGAAGACTGGAAACAGTTTCAGTATGTCTTTGATGGATATTGGAGTCGTAAACTTGAACTCCTGAATACTGTTAAGGATGGACTCTTTCCTGGATATGGTTGGCAATCACTCCCACCATCATCTATTGAGACTATCAACGACATCACACAGTCACTACTGTATGATGCAGAATCTACATTCAAAGAGGAGCATCCAGAGTACAAAACTGAGGATGATGAAATGTTTATTCCTCGTCGTTCTTTCAAAGAAGATGTAACACAAGCACTCAAAGAAGCAATGAACAATGAGTGTCCTCCTTGTGATGTGCTACAATGTGCTGACCACCTTACCGACGACTAATCATGACACAAAGAACTTTTACTGGCAAGACTGGTGATGTATGGACTTGGGAAGAAACTCCCGAAGTTGTAGCAGCACTCAAACAACTGCACAATACTTCTGTCAATAACCGAGTTAATCGTCCCCACGATTATCAAGGTCCACTGTATGCTCCCCATCCTGATATTAAAAAATGAAACTACTGACACTTGAAGACTATCAAAAGGCAGGAGAAACCTTTTGGCCAAAGTATTGGTATGTCGCCAAAGAACTAGGTGAAGATGCTAAACCAGAAGACATCCTAAAAGTAATGGAAGCAGTTGGTGGTGTGGCACTGAAACTAGCACTGGAAGAGAAAGAAGGACCTTTTGGATTTAACAAACACAAT